CTGTACCACCCTGCCACTTCGGGGTTACTGCGCTACCGTCGATATTCAATGCAGTCTGGTAATACGCGGTAGCACCATTCGTTACCAAGAACACAATCGTAATCGACTGGCTGGTAGACATCAAAGTATCCAACGACGTACCAGACGAACCGCGAATGTTCAAAGTCCAGTTACCCGTTGCGTTAGACGTGTAGTACAGGACACTCTGAGTCGTTACGTCATAGTTAATTGTACCCGTTGCTGCCGTTGCGCTAATCGTTGTTGTTTCTGCGGCGTCTGTTAGCACCACTGCCAAATTACTACTGGTTCCAGCAAATGTCTGGATGCCGGTAAATGTGTTGTTTCCTGCCGTTGTAATTCCGGGGCTAGGCGTAATAAATGAAAGCACTCCAGAACCGTTTGTTTGCAAGACTTGACCGTTTGTGCCGTCTGCATTTGGAAGGGTAAACGTAACATTTCCCGCGAGTGTGTCTGCCGCCTTCAACGCAATATAGTTGCTGCCGTTGTCAGTGTCTTCCGGGAGGCGAATCTCAGCACCTGCGGTGGCATTCCCTACAACAGCCAAAGGCGTTGCCAAAGATGCACCAGATACAAAACTCAGAACTCCGCTGCCGTTTGTTTGTATTACTTGCCCATTTGTACCATCTGCATTTGGAAGCGTAAACGTAACATTTCCTGCGAGTGCGTTTGCCGCTTTTAGCGCAACATAGTTGCTGCCATTATCCGTATCTTCTGGGAGGCGAATCTCAGCACCGGCGGTAGAGTTGCCCCCTACCTGCAAAGGAGTTCCTAAACTTGCAAGTTCTGTTACAACACCCGAGCTGTTCTCGCAGTACAGCTTCATGTCTGCGATGTTCAGACCAAGCTCTCCGGGAAGGAGATTGCCTGCAGTCGGAACCGCAGATGCGGTGGTCGAGTAGTAAATCTGGATTGGGGTAAATCCTGCCGCAGCCATTAGAAGGTCCCTCCTGAAATACCACCAGTCGCGGTCAATACCCCGGTGGACGGATTAAACGATAATTTTGTTGATGTTACCTTTGCAGGAAGATTCCCGGTATTGGTAGTAACCCACACCGGATACATCGTCGCATTCGTAGATGTATCGTCTGTGATAGCGACATTAGTCGTATTTGTGGCATTAGTTGCCGATCCAACGGCCAAAGCCGATTGCGCTGTCCAACCCGGCGCTCCGGCACCAGCAGACGTAAACACATCACCCGAATTACCGACCGCAGAGAAGGCGTAAGCAGTACCAGTACCGTATGCGATTGCCCCTGCCGTTGGAGTGGCTGAGGCATTCGTACCGCCGTTTGCAATAGCTAGCGTGCCAGCAAGCGTGATGGTGCCTGAGCTTGTAATCGGCCCACCAGAGAACGTCAGACCAGTTGTCCCACCAGAAACATCTACAGACGTTACCGTGCCAGCTCCGGCCACATCCCATGTGAATGCAGAACCAGTCCACTTAAGGAATCGATCCGCCGTGCTTGGGGCGGTGATAAAAGATGTCGTGGATGCCGCAGTGTTGAAAACAATCTGATTTGCAGCCCCACCCGAGACATTGGTCGATGCCGTAGCGGTCGTTGCGCTTGTTGCAGTGCCTACTGTAATCGTCGCCGGGTTCGTCCATTGAGGAGCGGCGCCCGATGAAGTCATAATGTATGTGCTACTACCTATCGATAACTTTGACAGCAAGGTGCCCGCTGCGTAATACAGCGTGTCACCAGCAGTATACGAAGTTAGGCCAGTACCACCATTGCTCGTGATTAGCGTGCCGGCAAGTGTGATCGTTCCCGACGTGGTTACTGGGCCGCCGCTAGTAGTAAGACCTGTAGTACCGCCGGAGACATCTACTGAGGTCACCGTACCCAAAGGATTCGCCGACCATTGGAAGGCAGAGCCAGACCACTCTAGATAGGTATTTGCTACTGTCGGCGCAACAATGAACGACGATGTGTTTCCAGCGGTGTTGTATACGATTTGGTTTGTAGCTCCACCCGCTACATTTGTAGCAGTTGTTGCAGACCCAACGGAAAGGCTTGATTGAGCCGTCCACTGCGGCGCAGTGCCAGACGAGGTTATTACCTGACCGTTTGTGCCAATCGCTAGCTTGGAAAATGCCGTCCCAGTAGCGTAGTAAACAATGTCACCGGCGGTATAAGAGGACAGTCCAGTACCACCATTGCTTGTGATCAACGTTCCGGCAAACGTAATCGTTCCCGTTGACGTAATTGGACCACCAGATGTTGTTAGCCCCGTGGTGCCGCCAGAGACATTCACAGATGTAACGCCGATGCCAACCGCGATTGAACCCCAGACATTGTTGGCATAGCCCTCCAACACAGCCAACTCACTGTTGTAACGAATTGTCCCATTGACCGGGGACAAAGCCCGCCCTGAAGTCGTTCCGGCGGGAAGTGCAACACCCTCCGTTCCCGGCAAAACAGGGTTGTCTGCCAACCCTATAGTCGGCGTGCCATTTAGGCCGTCACCATCAGCAACCGTGATTTCATTTGCCGTTCCGGCAATCGATCGTTGAATGATGCTCGAGGCATCTAGTGCTACAAGAAATCCCCCACCGCCAAGGTTCGACAAGGCCGCAGGAAGCCCCGTAAGGGCGAATGTCGGGTTGCCTGATACACCGTCCCCGTTTGTGATCGACAGGCCGTTACCGGACGCTGTAAGCGTGCGGGCGGTGATTGTGTTACTTGCCGTCTTAACGATTACGCCGTTACCGGCAAGCTCAAGAGATCCCGACGTTCCGTTCAGGTTCAGGACGAGGTTTGATTGAGCCCCGTTGTCTGTCAGCCCAAGACCTGTACCTACAGAGAAATACCGGCTGTTCGCTAAACTCGGGGCATTAGTGACGGTCAGGAACGTCTGGGTAAGACTCGGACTGGCCGCAATATCAGCAGTCGTCGTTTGAACCGTTACACCGTTCTGCACAACCGGCACAAGCTCAGTGCCGGTTAGCGTATCCGCTGCTGGAAGCTGGGAAATAGTTACGTTTGCCATTATGGACTCGGGCTCAGGTCATCGAGGTTGCCATTGTTCTCCGGCGTCTGAGTATTCTGCTCGGGGGACAAGACATAGTTGTTATCGCCACCGGTCGTGATGGCATTCGGGTCAACAGCCACGCTAACATCAGGGCGAGGAAAGCGCAGATTGATGCGCTCGGTCTTTCTAGCAGGGAGGCGATACGGGTCTAGTTGATCAGCGCACCCCTGATTGCACACTCTCAAACCGGGAAAGTTCGGGTCAGACCCTAGATCCACAAAAGCACGCTTCATACGACACCTGTCGCAGACTGCGATTGCTACAGATGTCAAGCCGCGGGTATCTAGGAAGATAGGCATTACAACCACCTACACTCAGTGATGTGGGCGTATTTTGCACTTGGCTTTCCTTTGTCATATGCCCAATGCTTCAACGTCGCTTCTGGAATGCTCAATGCTAGCGACGCTATTTTTGAATCTTCGTACTGCACACCATTCACAATCAATGGCCTAATTTGTCCTCGAGCAATCCGCGTTGCTCGACGAGACTTCATGCGTTTTGCAAGGTGCTCTGGGGTGTTTTTGCGACCCTTGACTTTTTTGCCCCCAGCAATACATGCCTCAATTGAGGGAGGATGTGCATGACCAATCATCCAAGGCGTGGGCCGCGGCACGCCTTTTAATGGACTAACGTAATCATCGCCACGGGGTTTGCTAACCGGAGGCTTGTTGCCGCCAACCGCTAGATTCCAACCAATGCTGTCAGCTGGGCGCAACTTGCGCTCAAGGTCATAGCAGTATTCTTCTTGAGCAATTACAAGAATCGTTTTAACTAAATTATCCCAGCCGTATTTTGATATTGCATTGGCAAGAAGAGGGTTCTCATGACGGCCTTTACGATGAGCCCAGTTATGACCATATAGCCAACGCTTTTGAGCGTTTTTGGATACACCAACATACCCCTCTTTCATAACATCAGAGTGGTGTGGCGCTCTAATCCAATAAACTTGTGCGCTCATTTTGTGTAACACGCTATTCCCGGGGCGAAGTAAATCGGCGACTTATCGCGCTCTTCCTGCTCTGCCTCATACAAATACTGGTTGGCCATCTTCTCGAGGTAACCGATGCGGTCAGGAGCGACCGCAGGCAGTTCCATCGACATCCGGTGGGCCAACATCATCACGACGGCCTCATACCATCTTTGAGGTACCTCGAGCTCATCTGTAAGAGCCCCGACATCCATGATTTGACGCGAGTACCACACGGTCATCTGGACGAACGGATCACTCGGCGTTGGCCAGAGATAAACACTCGGACGAGGAATGGTGCGGTCAAACCAGAACTGGTACGGCTGATTGGCGGTAAAGTTCTTGTTCGGCAGATTCGTGTAGTCATCACGGTTCAGGCGCGACATCTGAATCTCGCGGCTGTTGTTGCCGACATACCACTCACGCAAAGCCAGCGTCGTACCGTTGTACGCCCTTACACGGTAATACTGAACCGTCTGCCCGGGATCTACGTCAGTCCAGACCCACTGATTGTCAGTAACAACTATTTCGCCAAGGTCTTCCAACGTCAGCCATGTGCTGCCGTCTACCGAGTATTCGTAGATGATTGACCACGTCGCAGTCCCACCACCGGCAACATAGGGCAGAATACCAATCGACCCGGCATAAATTGGGTTGTCCGTCCCGTAATTGACCGAGATGTTTCCATTAGGACTCGCCTGCTGAGTCCATGTGTCTACATCGCCGTCATAGACGTTTGCAATGACACCGCCGGCCGATGAGGTATATGACCCCACCGGGCGATCTAGCGTGCGATACAGGACGTTTAGGACGTCAATACAGCCCAGCGGCATGCTGTAGATGTACTGGTCAGGCTTGAGGCCAATCACCGTCTTGTTGATGGCCCAGTAGTTGATGCCTTTGTTAGCTAGATGCGAAAGCAGAAAGAACAACGACTCCTTTGAGGAGATTAGTTGTTCAGAGGTCAACTCCTCTGCTAACTTTCCACACCGCCGAGCCCCGTGGTCTATCAACTGCTGAACTTTGATGACCGTGGTGCCGACCGTCCCTGAATAAGCCATGTACCACTCCTCTGGTCACCAGCCCGTGCAATTCCACCGTTTCATCGATGCTCGAGCCCGACTACCCTTCTCGCTTTTCTCTGCGATCGGCTTCATGCGAGCACAGAACGAATCACGCCTCGGACCACCTTGAGGCTGCGGCGCCTTGAGGTTTGATCCGGTTTCCCTATTGTACTTCTCACGCCCCTTGGCGGTAAGCCCGGCGCCTTGAGAAGCCGGCAGTTTTTCCCCGCGGCCAATGGCCAGACTGGGGCCGCCATCCTTCATTTTCTTATCAGACAAAACCTCTTCAACAATTTTAACTCGCTGAGGTTTGGTTGTTACTTTTTTAACAATGTTCTGCCGTTCAGATTTGCTTTTGGAGGGGTCGTAAAAACCCTCTTTTTTCAAAGAATTGGTTATTGAGCTTTTTGGCAGGTTTGCGTAAGACTTTTTACCGACATTTGACTCTGTGTACTCCGCAGCAACCGACGGTTTAATCCCAACCTTCTTAGCAAAAGAGGGATTGTTTTCAGCCGCCTTCATCAGCCTGAATTGAGCCTTCGACTTGGCAGGCATGTCACGGCCCGTTCTTGATCAGAATGATGTTGAAGTACGAAGACACCGCATTGTCAGCAGCCGCCCCAATTGCGGTTGCCCCAACACAATGTTTTTCAGGAATGACAAGCGGCGGATCAAACATAAACACCGTTGAACTGTTGTTAACGGTAGTAACCGCACTCACCCTCAATATCAAGTCGTCGCCATGGGTTTTAAGAAAACCAGTGACCCCCGTCGAGCCAGTGTTTTGGCCGGCCGAAAACAAGCCCTCAACCATGTAGCCTGTATAACCAGCCGGCACACAATAGTGTCCAGTAGTGCGGTTGTTGTACCCGGTGTTGATCAAGTCATAAATGACTGCCGGCACGCCGCTAGTAACGGTTCCAGTCCCGGCGTATACCACCCCAGCATTTACACCACCAGATCCCACCGTCAGCACATAGAACTCATTGACGTACAGGTATTGATTGGTTGTGTTAACTGCGGTCTGTCCGTTTAGGATGACCGTCTCGCTAACAATGTTGTAGTTACCATTAACACCAGCGATGTAGACGGTTCTTGCCCCGGTTCCGACCGGGTCTCCATCATCGTTATTACTGCTTGAACTGATTTTCAGAGTTGCTGCAGCAGCCGGATGGGGCACCGTGCCACCAGCAGGCCATACAGATTCTTCTGATGTATCTACATCAGGGTTGTAGCCAAACACGATGACGTTTGAATGGCCTTGAATCTGATTGCGTGCGACTTGCAGGCCAAACGGCTCGAATGCGCCTTGCCGGGTGACCGAAGAAAAAGTAGTTGCCATGTTTGCCCCTCAAGGAAGCAGGGGGCCGAAGCCCCCCACCTTCATCGACCGTACTTCTCGTTAGACATCTTTTTTGCCGCCTTCATGGCCGGCGCATTCTCCTTCTGGAACATCTTGTTCAGACGCTTCTCAGCAGGAGTTTGAGCTAAACCGCCCTTCTTGAAGGTGCCCGAAAGCTGACTAACTTGAATGGTAGGGGCGGGCTTTTTGCTGCCCTGCGGCATCTTTTCAGCCTTGCCCTCATCATTCACCGATCCGCCTTTGGCATAACAGGCGCCGCCACCGGCTTTCTTAGCAGCGCCCTCGGCTTTTTTTGCTGCACCACCCTTTTTCATAGCAGGGCGGCTCATTTCACGGCGCATCATTTCTTGCAACATACGCCGCTGCTCATCGCTCATCATGCCGGCACCAAGCTGCTCTTCTACATAAGGGCGGCCCGTGTCTTGCAACATGCGACGCTCTTCATCGCTCATCATTGCTCGACCAAGCGCCTTCGGCAGACGCTCCGAACCCGGCATTGCGCGACCAATTGCCTTTGCCTTTGGAAAGCCCCGCATGATGTCGGCTTCACGATCGGCGGTTACGTTTACTGGTGGGGTTTGACGGACGATTTGACGCTCGACTTCAGTCACACCGCCCTGTTGGTACTTCTTGACGTTGCCGCCCTTCTTGTACCCACCAGCGCCCATCTTAACGTCACCGGTCTTTCCCTTAGACATGTCCAGCTTGGCCGTGTCCATCTTGGTGTTGCGGTACTCACCGCCCTGCTTCTCGGTGTTGATGATGCCGCCCTTCTTGTAGCCGCCTTGGCCCTTGACCACTCCACCAGTGGCGCAAACCTTGCCGCCGGTCTTGTAGCCACCTTGGCCCATGACAACACCGCCCGTAGCGCAGGCAGCCAGACCACCGCTCTTGAGCCCCTTGTGAGCCTTGGAAGCCGGCTTCCCCGCATGCTCCTTAAGAGCCTCCGCGGTCTTCGCCATCTTCTTCATCTCAGCCTTGTGCTCTTTCGAGGTCTCGCCACCTTCCTTCATAGGCTTCATCGCCTTGCGGCGATCGCTCATCGAAGGCTTGCCCGGGGTCTTGACCATCGCGTTGACGGCCGGGCGACCAATCATGGCGGGGGTGCGAGCAAGACGATCCATCACACCACCGTTCATCATCGGCTTGTGGCCTTCAACATCACCGCCAGTCTTCATCTTGGGCATCTTTGCATGCCCGCCCTTCTTGAGCTTGAGCTCAATAGAGGGCTCGGTGGTCATCATTTTGACCATCGGCTTGAACTGTCCCATGGCTATCCCCTTAGGTCGGGTTAACTGCAATGCCACCGGTAGACGCAGACGGTGCCGGCATGTTGACGTACATCTGACCGCGAGTCGTCGCATCCGAGCCGTACTCAGTAACACCAACCATCGGCGTGTTTTGCATCAACAGCAGACCACCAGCCGAAGCAGGCAGAGTCGCAAAGGCGTCCATTTGGGTAGACGTCGAGGCGATGTTGTTGATCACCGAGCAATTGTTGAACAGAGTCCAGCGGTCGATGCCAGAGGCGGCCGAGACCAGAACACCCAGCGGGGTTGCCGCCGAAGTCTGGAACGGGAACACGCAATCGATGAACGAATTGCGCGCTGTGCCACCAGCCAGTTCTACCGTTGCATTCGCCACAGTACGGGTCACCGTGTCACCACCCAGAACGCAGTTGGTGAAGGTGTGCTCACCACCACCATTCAGCTTCAAGCTACGGCTGCCCGTGCCTGTGGCCGATGCGGTATCTGCTGCACCGTAGATGTTGACGTTCGAGTAGGCATTGCGGTTACCCGAGTCAGTCCACGCAATCATGCTGGCGCTACCAGTCGAGAAGCCACAGAACACCGAGATGTTCGCAAAGTAGCAACCCGAAGCAGTCACGTTGATGAAGGCATTGCTGTTGAACGTCGTGGCGGTGTAGATGCCAGTCGGGGGAGCGATACGAGCACGTTGGCCAACTGCCGTCGGGGCACACACACCAATCAGGTGAGTTGCGTCCTTGTTCCAGTTCAGCGTGCCGGTAGTCGCGCCCGGGGTGATGGTCTGAGCCAGAGCAGTCGAAAGACGAGCCGAGCCAGAAGCAGCACCGTTACCAATCAGCACAACCACATCGTTGTTGCCTGCCACGCACTTGTTCAGAGCGCCATACAGGGTCTTCAAAGGAAGCTCGACGCTGCCCTCGTTACCATCAGCGCCATCCACCGGATCTACGAAATAGTAGTTTCCAGTGAACGGCAAGCCACCGATGGTACCGAGAACGGGGACGCCGAAACTCGAGATCCCGTTAGGGAAATTAGTCAAGGACATTTGATTCTCCCGTTCTCAATAGGTTAGACGCCCGGGGTGCCGTACATCGCACGCGGGTCGGTGAAGCCAACGTCGTAACGCTCGGTTGCCTTGTAGCGCATGGTGTCGGTTTCAAAGTCACCTTCCATGGTCTTTTCCAGCTTGCGGCGCATCAGCAGCTTCATGCCTTCCGGAGCGTCAGTCTGCACCCACCATGCGGTGGCCGAGGTCAGACGCGACAGAACAGTGGCACCACCCTCGAGCAAGCCAATCGACTTGATCGGGTTGATGTCATTGTTGGCATTGCCAGCACGCAGAACCGACTTCAGCAGGACTTCAGCTTGGAAGATGTTGCCCGGGGCCACAACGAGTTGTTGCGGAACCAGACGAATCTTCTTGCCGTTGTTGTCCACAGCCTGACGGATCTGGATGAGCATTTGCTCAAGCGAGGTCTGCGACAGGTTGGCCGGAGTGGTCAGCAGGTTGCTGAACGTACCGTTGACGATCGGGTGCGAAGCCGAGTTCAGTTGCACACCATCACCGCCCGGGTAGGACGAGTTGAAGGCGCGGTTCAGAACGTTGGCGCACAGCGTTTCCTTGGTCTCAATCAGCGACTGAGCAAGGTGACGTGCGTACACCTGACCGATACGGATGTGGTCGCCGTCTTCAACGAGCACCTTGGTCAGCGCGAAGGCGAGGCCATACACGTTGTACACATAGCGCTTGAGGAAGAGGACGCCGCCTTGTTGGTAGGTAACCGCCGTGCCGTCAGGCAGTTGCGGTGCTGCACCAAAGCCGTACAGGACGGGCTCTTCGTGGTAGTTGCGGGGAATGCCTTCCTGCTCGCGGAACACACGGCTCCACTCGTCGGAACGCTGGTCATAGACACCATCGAAACATTCGTTGAGGATTGGCTCAACAATGGAACGAAAGTCTGTACTGCGCATCGGGGCTGCCATTTTCTAGCCCTCCTTAGATAGCAATCGGGGTCAGGTTCGCACCACCGGTGCGGACTTGGCCGAATTGGAATTGAGCAATCGTGGCACGAACGATGACATAGGTATCATCCCATGCGTTGTCCGGGTACGGCGCCAGATCCACGATACGCATTTGAGCTTCACCGTTCGCACCAATC